GATCCTGGATCATGGTCACTTGATAACTTTGGAGAACAATTAATAGCAACTATTAAAGATGGTAAAACATTTGTATGGAATCCTGGTGTATCAAATCCATTAGAACAAAGAGCAACTCTTATGGCAGGTGCTCCAACAGCAACAAGATTAACAATTACTTCAGATAGAGATAGACACGTTGTTCACTTTGGAACTGAAACTACAATAGGGGATACTACAACACAGGATCCAATGTTTATTAGATTTAGTGATCAAGAAAATTATAATGTTTATCAACCAACTTCAGTAAATACTGCTGGAACATTTAGATTAGATACAGGTAATAAAATCGTAGCTGCAGTATCTGGTAAAGACTATAATTTAATTCTAACAGATCAAGCAGCATACACTATGCAATTTGTAGGACCACCATTTACTTTCTCAATCAGACAAGTGGGTTCCAACTGTGGATGTATTGGACAGCATTCAACTGTATATGCAGATGGTAAAGTATTTTGGATGGGAGCAGGGGGAGGCTTCTTTGTATTTGATGGTACCGTTAAATTACTTCCATCACTTGTTGAAGACTTTGTATTCACGACTACCGGATCAAATGTGGGAATAAACTATTCATCTAATGAAATTATATATGGTTCACACAACTCTTTGTTTAATGAGATTGTCTGGTTCTATCCAGCAGGTACCCCTGCAGGAAGCCCTGCAGTACAAAACAATAGAACTGTAGTTTATAATTATGTAGAAAATACTTGGTCTACAATGACACTTGCTAGAAGTTCTTACGCAGATGCAAGTACATATGATGTACCTTATGCAACAGAATATGATTCTACTGCTATACCAACAATTTCAAATATAAGTGGAGCAACAAATACTTTTGGTTCAACTACTTACTATGCTCATGAAGTAGGTAATAATGAAATAGCTTTGGATGGAACAGAGACAGCTATATCAGCATATATACAATCAGGAGATTTTGATTTACCTATAGAAGGTGATGGTCAATATATGTTAAGACTAAGTAGATTCTTACCTGATTTTAAAAATCTTCAAGGTAATGCAATTGTTACAATTTTCTTAAAAAATTTTCCAATTGATTCAGGAGCATCTTCACAACTTGGTCCTTTTACTATAAATTCTTCTACAGAAAAAATTGATACTAGAGCTAGAGGAAGACTTGCAAATATTAAAATACAAAACACCGCAGTAGATGAGACTTGGAGATTTGGTACATTTAGAGCAGATGTTAACCCAGATGGTAGAAGATAATGGCTAAGATAAACGTATATGTTCCTGAACCACCACAAGAATATACTACAGAAGGTTTTAGACAAATTAACCAAGCAATAGCTACTGTTGAAAACCAACTAAATACTTCTTATCAACAAGACTTGAAAAACGAACAAGATTCGTTTAATTACTTTATGCAATGACAATAAGATATAAAAGCGAAACATTTGATTTAACTACAACTAATGTGACTACTATTTTAACCTGTCCATCAGACGCAACTATTATTGGTAAGTCCTTACAAATTGCTCATCAAGCTGGAGGAAATATTAACGTAGATGTATTTTTACAAAAATCTGGAGGATCAGATGTGGACATCGCTCATCAAAGTTTATCAGCAGGTTTTGATAATTTTATAAAATCTAGTTTAAATATGGAAGCAAATGATATTCTTAAAGTTCAAGCCGATACAGCAAATGAAATTACAGGATCTATTAGTTATGCTTTGATAGATCGTTCACAGGAAAATGGCTAGGAAATTTAAAGACTTTGTTGAAAGAGATAAGCCTAGGAAAAGACCTAGAAGACACTGTAAGAGCCCTAACAAAAAAAAGAAGTTGCAGAACAACAAAAAATACAATAGACAAGGACGGAGACAGAAATGAGTGATATAATTAAAATACCAGCAGAAGCAAAAGAAATTATTAAACACAAAAGGACTGGTAAAGTTTATGCTAGTAAAGATGATTTTAATGCTGATGTTGATGATCCCAATACTGACACTACTGTGGATGATTTTAGACAAGACCTCGAAATTAAAGTTACTAAAGTTACTATGGGAGCTGCCACAAAAAAATAATGCAACCTCGAGGCGCAACCGAAATTCAAATGGAGATGCTTTATAAGCATGTCTCTAAAGATATTTTAGATCAAATACAGATATGCACATCCATACCAGGTAAAGTTCCAATAGATCCTACTAAGATAAATATTCTTTGGCAAAAAAATTCTTGGGATCAAAATAATCTTCAACCTTTTTTTAGAGATAAGACAAGGCATAATGAGTATGATTGGTATGTATTTAATAGTCATTGGAATTATGAAAAGTTTAGATACTTTTTTGATATACCTACAGAAAGATCTGTTGTTATTAAAAATGGAATAGATAAATTTCCACAAAGAAAAATATATAAGAAGGGTGATCCAATAAAACTTATACATCACTGTACTCCGTGGAGAGGATTAAATGTAGTTCTTAGAGCAATGCAAGAAATTAAAAACCCTAATATTGTAATGGATATATATAGTTCATCGCAAGTCTATGGAGATGAATTTAAAAAACATAATGATGATCAATTTAAACCTTTATATAAACAAGCAGAAAAATTACCTAATGTAAATTATATTGGATACAAACCAAATGAATATATTTTAGAAAAAATGCCAAGCTATGATATGTTTGTATACCCATCTATATTTGAAGAAACTTCATGTGCTTCAGCTTTAGAAGCATTAGCTTCTGGAGTTCATGTTATTACCAATAACTTTGGAGCGTTATACGAAACATGTGCTGAGTGGCCTGTATATGTAAATTACTCTAATAATTATGAGAGTATGGCCATAGCGACCGGTAATGCTATTGAAGTTGCAGCAAGTTATCTACATGAAGATTTTATACAAGATCATTTAGAAGAACAACAAAAGTTTTATAAAAGATTTTATAGTTGGAAGAAAAAAGGAATGGAATGGACAAGCTTTTTGAAAGGAGCCATTAGTGAAAGAAACAATAAATAAAGATACTTACCAAACTTTAAAAGAATTAAAAATAGACTCAAAACCATTTGACAAATCAATCACCCCTTTGTGGAAAAATAATACAAGTGGTGATACAAAACCCTACTCTATTTTTGTAGCAACTCCTGTACATAGTGAGTGTTCAATTCATTACACTCAAGCATTATTAGAATTACAAAAACTAACCTTTAAAAAAAATATACAAATTACATTTCAATTAATGAAGTCTTCTTTAGTAACTCAAGGAAGAAATTTATGTGTGTCAGGATTTATCGAATCTAATTTTACTCACATGTTATTTATTGATTCAGATATTTATTTTCATGCAGAATCTATTATTAAAATGATTGAAAAAGATAAAGATATTATATCAATTCCTTATCCCCTTAAAACAATGATGTGGGACAAAGCAATGGATAATATTAAGAATAATAAAATTAAAACAATGAATGATCTTAAAAAATCCTTTAATACTTATCCTATTAGAGTAGAGGATGATAAGGATATAAAGTTAGATAAGGGGGTTATGGAAGTAACTCATAGTCCAACGGGATGCATGTTAATTAAAAGATCAGTCATAGATAAAATGATTAAAGCTTATCCAGAAAAAGCTATCGTACAAAAGACCGTTATTAATGGGGAATATATTAATAAGCCAAATATGTGGAATTTTTTTGACACGATTCACGACCCTGAGACCAAGACTTACCTAGGAGAGGACTTCTCTTTCTGTAAGCTATGGAAGGATATAGGAGGCAAATGTTATGCCTATATTGGTGATACTATTGTACATATAGGTGAGCATCAGTATGAAGGACGGTTTGCTGATGAGTTGAAACCAAGCGAGTAAAATGGTAATATTGTCTATAATTAATTAATTAGACTATGGATCCATTTACAATAGCACTAGCCACTTTTGGCGTACAAAAACTTCGAGGTAAATCAACAAAGAGAGCATTGAGAGATGCAGCTCTATTAGGTGGCGGAGCATACGCTTTTGGGGCGGCTGCAGGAGCAGGCAGTATTCCAGGTGTTACAGCAGGACAAGGTTTTTTAGGCAACATTGGACAAGGATCTGCATTCAGTGGTCTTAAAGGTATCCTTGGACAAAAAGCAATGACCCAAGAAGCTGCTAAAACAGCTTTAGGAGAAGGTGCTACTAAAACTCAAATAGCAGAAGCTATGAAAGGTTCTGGAATTTTAGGAATGGATACAGGAACTAAATTAGTTACTGCATCAACACTACTTCCATTGTTAGCTGGTGGTGATGAGGATGACGGTAAAATAAAAGGCTATGACCCAGAAGATTATAAAAAAGCATATGAAGAGCAATCTGGAAAACTAGAAGGTGCTTTTGTTCCAGCAACAAATACACAACCTTCAATGGATGAAACAATTAGATCAGATATGTTTTATGCAAACCAAGGTGGACTAGCAACAGTTATACCAAAATTTAATAAAGGTGGTGTTAACTATCTACCATCTAAAACAGACCACAATGAAAACGATTATAATAATTATGTAAGAGCTGAAGGTTATGTAGAAGATGGCTCAGGTAATGGTGATAAGGATGAAGATACTATGTTAGCTCAATTAGCTGACGGAGAGTTTGTATCACGTGCTGATGCAGTATTAGGTGCTGGTATATTATCTGGTGGAGATCCTAAAAGTTATAAAAGCATGAGAAAAGCTGGTGCAGATTTTTTCTACGATCAACAAAAAAAATTAAAAAGAATTTACGATTTAGTTAATGACAACAAATCTGATACAATTCAGTAAAGAGGAGATTGATAAAGTATGGCCTTTAGCAAAAGAATTAGTGCACAAAGCTTGTATCAGAGCAGGAGGATTTACAAGTGAAGAGCATATTAAAGAACATTGTAAACAAGGTACAATGCAGCTTTGGTTGGCTGTTACAGATACTAATGAAATTTTATGTGTGGGTGTTACTGAAATTAGAGACTACCCTAATTACAAAGTTTGTGATGCTAAAATCGTCACTGGTAAAAGGTATAAAGAATGGTTTGATCAAATTGATAAAGTGGCTGAATGGGCTAAAGAACAAGGTTGTAAAAAAATGGAAATCTTTTCAAGGCCAGGTTATGTCCCTTTATTTAAACAAAAAGGATATGTGGCAACACATGTTCAAGTAGAAAAAGACTTATGATAAATATTAAAAAATTAAATATAAAAGAAAAGATAAAACTATTTACAGAGTTATATAAAGATATAGCAGGTAAAGGTATTGGTGGAGATACTGAACTTGCACATATAAATAAATTTGAATCAACACTTTTAAAAAGCGTTGGTGGTCAAGGAAGCATTAATCCTACTACAGGATTAAAACAATATCTTGGTGGTGGTGGAGGAGGCGGAGGTGGCTCCGGTACACAAACTACAATTGCAAGAGAAGCACCAGAAGTTGAGGCTAGAAAATTAGCACTTTATGATCAAGCAGCAGGTTTAGCTTCACAACCTGTATCTATTCCTGGTATTCAAGTTGCAGGTCTTTCTCCTTTAGAACAAGCAGGTATTACTCAAGCAGGTCAAACAGGTGTTGGCGCAGGAACAGTTGGAGCAGGTATTGGTTCAGTAGCAACAGGAATGCAAAACCCAAACATAGGACAATTTTTAAATCCTTATCAACAATATGTTACAAATGAAATTGGTAGACAAGGACAGATAGCACAAAATCAATTAAGTGCTTCAGCTATTGATGCAGGAGCTTTTGGTGGTGGCAGACAAGGAGTTCAACAAGCAGAATTACAAAACAGAACTTTACAAGCTATGGGTCAAGCACAGGCACAAGGTTTTCAAACTGCATTACAAGCAGCACAAACTCAAAGACAACAACAACTTGCAGGTGGACAAATGTTAGGTCAATTAGGTGCACAACAACAAGCTATGAGTCTTGCAGATATTAATGCACAGATGCAAGCAGGTGCAGTACAAAGAGGTATTGGCCAAAGAGCATTAGACGCTCAAAGAGCAACAGAATTACAAAGAGCATACGAACCTTATCAAAGAGTAGAGTTTATGAAAGGTATTATGACTAACTTACCTACTACACAGAGTAGTATTACAGCAACCACGTCTCCCGGCTCTAATCCATTAGCACAAGCAGCAGGTGCTGGACTAGGTGCATATGCTACGTATAATATGATGCAACCGAAATAATTATGGATAAAGTATTAACTCGTAAAATGTTTAAGGATAGATACTTCAAGTCTTTAAAGCCTGTTGTAAAACATTTTAATGAAGGTGGTTTAGGATCACTTACTTCAAGAGAAAAAGCTATTTATGCTGCAACTTTAGCGGGACCATTATTACAAGCTAAAGGATCTGGTATTGGTCCTGCAT